GATTCCATAATTTTACCTGCATCTTTTCCTAAAATATCTTTTAATTCAAATCTTAGATCAGCAACTGAATCATTACCAAGGTTATTTTTATTAGAAGTTTTAGTGTTCCATCTATCCATCATCTTTGGATTAAAATCATCTAATGTATGAAAGAATGTATTGAGAAGGTTTCTGTAGTCTTTCTGTTTTTCAGGAGCCACTGATGTTCTCATCTTTTTTAATTCTTTATATGCCTTAAACCAAGCAAGCTTGCTCTTGTAGGTACTTTTATTAAGAATACCTTCATTTACGGATTCAGAATTAATGCCAGTTTTCTTTCTAAAAGATGCTAAATCTTTTGAAGCAGCTGATGATCTTTTCTTAGCTGCAGCTGCATCTTTTTCGTTATCTGAATGCATCTTATTAGTATCGATGCCTTTTTTCTTTAATAGTTGATTGAACCTAGCACGTCCAAATGCTTCTCGTTGTTTACCCATTTTTATAAATCCGTATCGTGATTAAGTTTTTTACCTGATTTCTTTTTAACAATATATGCATTTACTCTTGCATGGCCCCATTGTTGCGGAGTTGTACCAGGGCGATGGCCAGTTTTCCAAGCAGCTACGCCTCTATTATAAATCTTTTTAAGTTTTGCAACACTGTAGCCAGACTTCTTTGCTTTATCTGCAAGAGACTTGCCAGCATCCTCAATGATATATTGGTTAAATTTTAGCATTAGTAGTGCCTTTAGTTTCTCTATTTTTATTGTTAGCTTTTCTTAAACGTGCTCTGTCCATCATCTTATCATGCTTTATAGCATTACGTTCTTTTTCTTTATCTATTTTTGTTTTAGCAATCGCTACTGCGTCTTCGCCAAACATAGCTTTAAATCTTTTTGTATATTTGCTAGGCTTTGTCTTAGCAGTCTTATCACCAGGAGCTGGTGTATAAGCACTGTTATCATCATCAGCTTTCTTAGCATTCTTTTTAAAGTGAGCATCACGTGCAACCTTAGTTGACTTCTTGAGCCCTTTATGATAATTGACTGGCTGAGAACCTTTGCGATCACCAATATCAGGATCTTCTGCATTCTTCTTTTCATTTTGACCAGGTGTGATCTTTTTTATTTGTTTTATTGAAGCATCTGTACCATAATCATACTTAGCTTCTTCAACAACCTTTTCTACTGAATCTAACCATTGACGTGTCTTACGATCAGCTGTCTCTACGATTACATAGTTAGCACCTAACATTGTAATAGTGCCAACTTCATCAGTTTTCTTAATAATAACTTCATCGCCTTCATTAAATAACTCACCAGCAACAAAGGCTTCACGCTCTTTTGATACTGAAGCAAGTTCAACATGATTTTTAAATGATGCTTCTTCCTTAATATTCATACCAGTTCTGATGCTATTAAATAGTTTCTTAGCGTCACTGTTAGATATAGCCCTAGGTAGACCTTGACCAAATGAAGTAAAGTCATTTGCTTTGGCTGCAGCTCTCATCTTAGATGCAGACATACCAGAGACACCCTCAGCATCAGGGTCTCTTTCTCCAGCAGATATTACTGTAATTTTCTCAAAGTTATAGAACCCGTGACGAGCTTTGCTACCATTATATTTTTTTAATAGTATATCAAACTCACGAATACGATCTGAACCAACAACCATAACAAGTTGTCTAAAGCCTTCGTTATATAAAACAACTGCCACATCCATGGCAGACTTAACTTTCTTATTGATAAGAATTTGTCTTGCATGTTTAGGAAACATCTTCCTTGCAATCTTAATCTTATCCATATACTTTAGAGGATTTTTTGACTTGTCTTGAGACTGTGATAGGTACACACGATAAGGATTTCTTCCAGCTTTAGATGCTAGTGAATTCAATAACTTTTCATGACCAATCGTAGGAGGATTCATTCGTCCGAACGTAAAGTAAACGGACCTTTCCTCTTCAACTAGATACTGACTAAAACTTGGGACGCTCATTATCTACCACGTTTCCTTGCGATTTCTTTTTTACGAACATCTTTGATTAATCTTTTTGCTATTCGATTAATACGTGGTTTCATTTTATCTAAGCGTTTTTCCATTTCAGCTTTACGAGCATTAGTTAGATCACCCTTAGGAATACCCTTAGTGATCTTACGAACCATCTGGTTTCTTGCTGCTCTCTGAGCACGCTTCTTTAACTTGTCGTGACTTGCTATTTTATTTGCAGCTTTTTTGCGACCAATAGCCAACTTAGCTTTGTTCTTGCGAAGATTAATAGCTTTTTTTCTTCTTTGTTGAATAGATAGTGCTTCATCTACACCATCACCACAGCAATCGCAATCTGGTTTTGGATTAGCTGTATCGCAACCACAGTTTTCGCAAATTTCTTTTTCTTCTAAGAACGTCTTAAAATTCTTCATCTTATCTTCCTGACTTTTCCCATCCTTTAACAACATTGGGTGAAAAGTTGTTGTATGAAAACTCCATACGATCAACGATTTTCACTGCATCACCACCAAGCTTGTCGATTGCGACATAACCTTCTGCACCAACGGTTTTAAATCCGTCTTTAGTTTTAACAAAGGACTTAGTCGTACTCAACTGGTTAAGTCTATTTATAAGTTTTAATTTAGCAAGTACCATTAACTTTTGTAATTCAAACATTTTTGTTAAATTTTGTTTATTTTTATCTGAAAAGAATTCAAGTGTCGCACTTAACTTATCACGTTGAGTGGTTTTACCCTTCTCCGATTTTCTTTTGTTAATTTCTTTACCGAACCTGAGTTTAATCCAACGTATAAGCATGGCAGTATGCCGTGTTGTGTCCTTGACAATCTGTCCTTTTCTAACATACTTATTGTTGAACTGTTCGATGAGTTGTGCAAGGTCTTGCTTTGTTTCAAGTTCTTTGAGTGTGCTACTGGAGATTTGGTTAAATAACTTACCGCACTCACTGAGGTACTTGTTAACTTCATCTGTTTCTTTCTTTGATAGAGTAAACTTTGTCATATCTCTTAGCATGGCGTCTTGTGACCAGACATTTTTTGAAGACTTAAATGCAGACACGTTGACTCCGTAGCTTGCTTTAAGGGAGGCAAAGTCGTTACCTGTATATGTGGTATGCCATACGACTCCAATTTTGGCTGCCTTGATTGCTTTTGCTGATTCACTTGCCACAGGGACAGCATAAACAATAGTATTAGGATGGAAAGTGAGATACGCTTCACGATTAATTTTTTCCTTCTTTACATCTCCAGAACTAAACAAAAAGTCGCCCTGTACAATACCTTTAATACCTAATGCAGGTAAATATCTAAGAGCCTCTTTGAGCTTAACAGCTAGGTCTCCACTTGTGTCTTCATCTACATCAGCTTTAGTTTTGTATACCTTAGGGTTCTTGTTAAAGATGCCTTTCTTAGCAACAAAGAATTTACCATCACGAGGATCTGTACCAGCAAAGATAGCAGGTGCTCCGTCCCACTTTACGGATACACTACCAGCATGTTTACCACCTAGCATATCACGCATATCTCTTAGGGCAAAGATAGCTTCACGAGTACCCTTAACACCACCATAGAGAACCTTATCCTCGATGTGAGTCATGTGAGTATTCTTTTGCTCAGTAAGTGTTTCTTTAAATGTTATCATACTTGATTATACCATATTTGTTTTAATAAGTAAAGTGTTAAGTTCGGCTATCCCAAAAAGATTTGCTCATCTCGCCTCTGGTTCTATTAGTATCGCCTACTTTACGAACTTCAACATATACTTCTGTACCATTTTTAAATTGTCTAATACCATTAGTTTGTTTTTGCCATAACGGTCTAAGAGGACTACCTACACCAGGATCTGCTGGTGCATTATTATATTCCCAACCTGTATTATTTGTTATTGCTACCCAAGCCATTAAACTGTTCCTTTAAATTTTCTGCCTTGAATTGGCATGATTACTATCCTAGTACCTTTTACTCCAGCATCACTACGATCACCTTTATAGATAGCTGATAACACAGGCTCAAATCCTAAATCGTCAACCTTATCTCCGTTATAATGGATATGGTTAGATTGGAATTCGTATGCTCTACCTTTCTTAACAAGCTTTACTGGCCCTTGAATAAGGATAGAAGTATTCTGTCGCCCTAGTGCTTTACCATATTGGTTACCATATACACTTAGATTTTTTAATTTCTTATCTTTAATCTTGCGATATAAAGAAGTGGCACGTGGTAAGCCATCTGGATATTGTGTTTTTAAATCATTAATAAATGATTGTACTTCTTTATGATTGTGAATTGTAGGTTCTGATCTCTTTGAGATACCGCCCCATTGTTGGAAGTCTTTTGGAGCTTTGCCATCTTTATGAGAAATCCAAACACATTCTTTACCATCAACATCAATTAAATGGAAGTCAGACTTTGGTCCACCAGGTGTTGTCTCAGTGGCTGCAACATTATAAATCTTTTTACCAACTTTTATGGGAACATAACCCATAGCTGTTTTAGTACGAATATCATTTAATTGTTTACGCAAGCTTGCAAGTTCAGCATCTTCTTTAGCTGTACCTGATCCAGCACCCTTACCACCAAACTCTGCAGTTTTTCCAAGTGCACTAATTCTATACGTTTTACCATCATCACCGGATAGACGAACATTTCTTAATGTAGCTTGATTCCCTTTAGATACAACTGCAGCTACCTTTGGTTCATATTTAAAGGTAACTTTACCACCACCTTTTGCTAACTCAAATGTGCGCTCTTTCTTATCCTTTGATTTATACTTGCGAAGAAATACCTCAATACGCCATTTGTATTTTACCATTTCTTTTGGTGACAGAGCAGCTTCTGTTATAAATGATTTAAATCTTTCCATGTTCTCTTCCAGATATTATTTGCTAGTATTTATAATAAAAAAAAGCCACCCGAAGGTGGCTTAGTTAAGGGAGAAAGTTAAAGATGAATACTACAACAACTGACGGATATAAATCTTATCATCAATAAGATCAGTAATATACCTATAGGCATATCCATCATCTTTAAGAGACCTATTCATACTATCAACCATCTTTGCAATTGTCACTGCATCATCATTAGTTGCTTTAACAGCAAGTAACTCGGTATCATTGTTATCATTTACAAGTTTCATAATAAACCTCTTTCAATTGTAATATAGGTATTATAACACAAAAAAGGGAGGCTGTAAACCCCCCTTTCGTAATTATTTTAATTTTTATTAGGCTATTACATAGTGAACAAAAAGAACCAGAGCAACAGAAGCTCCAAGCCCTACCATCATCTTACCAAAGTCTTTTGCAACCAATGGAAACACTGACTTGGTTTTCTTCTTGCCAAAGTAAGTAGCCATAGCAAGTTCTCGCCCTGCTAATAGACCTACGAATACCCATGTAGTAGACATTGGAATATCGTTTAGTTCTTTAAAGAAGTATAAACATAACCAGTAGAATAGGTCAATCAGTGTAGCTGATCGAACATATTTTGTATTATGCTTTTCTAAAACAATCTGTTGGATCTTACCACCACGTTCTCTAAACATAAAGAATAGGCCAGCAACAAATACTACAGATATCATAATCATCAGATCAACTGGAATGACCCTTGGTAGGAATACAGCAATATTAGCCATATCATGAGATAACCAAGTCCACCATAAACCACCAGTTGCAAACCATTGTGCAATTCGCCAAGCACGTTTATGGTTTTCACTCACTGGTTTAGTTTCATCAAACCATTTACCTGCATATTTATGAATAGCGAACCATACCATATATGCAAATGCTGCAGCAACACCATAACCCATAATAGACTTCATAAGCATTTTCTCAAGAACAAACGTACTTGCGAATACTGATAAGACTAAAAATGAAGTTGATACTGGAACACCAATACGAGTTAATGCAACTAAGATAGCCGGAGCGGCTGCGTGATACCACTGCACTTCTTGCCATGGAATCTTATTAAGTCTGCCGTAACTGATGTCTCCACCATTTACAACCCAGCCATACCATAGTGTTGCTAATAGAACACCTGATGCTGATAACCATAATGTTTTGTAACTAAATCTCTCATTGTTTGATGCCATCCATGTACCGAGAGTTTGTACTGAATCGTTTGCTATAACTGCATATGCAGCTAACAAAAAGCCCACAAGGGACCATAACGTGAGTGCGTCCATAAGTTTCTCCTTTGCTTGACGGCTTTACCCCGTCGCTCACAATTAAAAAAAGACAGGCTTTTACCACCTGTCTTTGATTATATATAATTTCTTTCTTATGCAGCTAGGGCAAATTGGACTGCTTGCTCTGCTGCTTTTACTTTACGGAGTTGGTTCTGTCCAAACCACTGGCTGTGCAATCTATTCTCTGCATTGCGACCCTGTAAGTGATCGGTAACATAAGTAACAGAATTAAATGCCTGCCACCATGAGCCTTCACCATACTGTGCTCCAGGCTGTGTTTCTAAGTTATCTAAACATAGCTGAGCTGTACGAGACATTTCCTCTTTTGTATTTACTTCAGAAACCTTATTAGGTGTGTGAGTATGAGGGAACACATTGTTATAGTAGTTCAACAAATCTTCAACTTTAAACTTACGTGATCCAAGGAACTGAGCCATTTCTTTATACTTGGCAAACTTCTCATGTGCAATGCCTAGTTGCTCTTTAACCATATCAGGATTAAATTCTGTTCGGTGACCTACAGCAACAGCACGATCAGCTTTGCTTTCTAGGCTCATTGTGAGTGTGTTGTTACATACAACCCGTACAGGAGTAAACCTAACATTAATAGATTTGCCGTATTGATGGGGATTAGAAAAAAGTAAATAAGACTCAACAGTATCATCGCCAAATACATCAAAAGATTCCTTTATCTTTGCAAGAGCCCAGACTTGCTGCCCACCCTTGAGTGAACCAGCTGTATGCATCTCCATATCTCCAGCCGCCACATATTCTGCAAAGAATTCAAATGCTTGTTCATTCTGAACAGGATTCCAACCTTTGCCTACATTTGTTAAAATTGAATTATCAGAAGAACGAACAAGTGCTTGCTGTCCTGTTTTGATTTGCTCATCACCCACATTGATAAAAGCATCTACTTTCTTGACGTTCCAATCAAGTCCAGCTTTCTGCATCATCTGCAAAGGGCTCAAGTCATTATGAACTTGAGTACCAAGACCATGCCAAGGTGTATCACCAACAAAAGCCATTTGAGCAACGCCGTCAATCATTTCTACTTCATGTGCCATTATATAAGTTCCTTTTCCATTTTTTGTTCTAAGAGTAGTATAACACATCCAATTACAGATGTAAACAACTAATTTGCCTTTATTTCAACAATGTTCATAAGGTCTTTGACCAACTGCTTACCATAGTCAGTAAACAAAATGCCACGAGACCAGACCCAGTGAGATACACATTGCTCAGAATAAAACTTATCCTCTTGAGTCATCCAGCGCAGAGCAGTTTCTCTGTCTTTAGCACCTAGCTCAATTAGGTTAAGTATCTCGCCAGTAAACTCCATAACATTACGAGCATCTCGGCGAGCATCATCTTGAGTAATTTCCTCAAGCTCATCACAAAGAGCATTATATAGCTCATTCTTCTGACGAGGAGTGCGAGAGTTCCAATCTTCCATGGCTTCTCCACGAGGACGATAGCCATAAACATCTTTATGAAGATCAGAAAATAAATCAGTTGTGTAAGTATACATTATACAGCTTCCTTTTCCATTTCGCTTTCAATGCGAGTTACATTATGTTGAAGAGTAGTACAAATCATATCAAGTTCAATTAATATGTGCTCTTTAGAACAGCCATCTGCTCGTCTGATCACACCTTGAATAAGATCCTCTAATACAAGAGCGTCTTGAATATCATTTACTTTAATCATAATATATCTCCGTCATTTGATATAATAACTATACCATATGCAATTAGAGATGTAAAGTGTTTTTTTGATAAAAATGCAAATAAATTGTAAATACAGCAAATGTGTTACAATTATGTTACATTAATTTTTAACCCTGATATTTTAACATAGAAAGAATTTTCATGACATTTTCCCAATCTTTCATTACATTAAATACGCACATTGTGCTTTGAGGGCCACTGCTCCATAAGCTGTGGGTTTTTCTCGTGTCTACATAGTACACATGATTTGGTTCAACATGGACTCTATGACCTTCAACTTCCCATCTAAGTTTTCCAGTCGAATCTCCTAGAAAAGCAATTAATCTAAAAGTTGGACGAGTAAGTAACATATGATCACGATGTGGAGGATAATGACCACCTTGATTTAATCTTACAAGAAAAGTTCTGCCTAAATCAAAATAATCAAATACTTCTTGTAAACACTTTATTTTAGATTGAGCAGATGTAGGTATTCTCATAGAGTCCTCATCAGGCTTAACTCCAGATTTTGCTGCCATTTGAGCAAGACCACAGGGATCTGTAGGTTCTGCTCCAGGAGCACCATATACAAGAATACTGTCTCTATCGTTTGCAATACCTGGCTTTGGTTGAAATGGTCTCCATAAATCAGTCAGTTCCTTCTCATCTCTATGCCAGTTGCTAATTCTAAATTTAAGAGGCTCCCATGTACCTAGTGCTGAGAGCTGAGCCTCACACGCCATATCTTCCTTTGTAGGAAATGATTGTGACCAATCGAGTTCATGATATGCTGGTCGTTTTGGTTCTATACCGTGGATAAGTTTTCTACCATCTTTATCAACATCAAAAAATTCTTTACTCATTAAATCATCCTAAACATTTTAACACACAAATAAACAAAGTCAAAGTTATGGTGCTTTGGTTGTGTTGGTTTATTATGATGAAGTTCATGTGTTTCATCACCTATTAAAATTGGCCACAACCACCACCTATCTTTAGCTGTTGGTAGATTAGGGTTTGGGTGAACCATAACCAATAATACATATCTTACCCAGAAAGCAAAAGTAAAAACAGGTGCTGCAATAGGCATTAGTAACCAAGCTATTTTAAAATAATTGTTATGGAACCATTTAGCATATGGTGCTTTATATCTTGCTTTAAAAAATCTTTTATTGGTACTTAAACAATATTTGCCTAGAAACATATTCCATTTTCCTATAAACCTAGGTTCATGAGGATCTAGTTCGGTACCAGAATGTTTATGATGTTCGACATGAATTGATCCAAAAACTAATGCTGATCCCCAACCGCACATATTAAAAAGTAAGTGACCTAACCAATGTCCTTTATTAGATACTTCTGGAAAAATTTTATCAACGTTATGCGTAAAGATACGATGTGCGAAAGCGCCGTGCCCTGCGTGAAATATAATCATAGCATATGGAATCATAAGCAGACCCCACCAACCTAGAAAGTATGCATATAGAATTGTAAGTAAATGTCCAACAATAAAAAGTCTATCTAATTTCTTTGTCAAAGTAACAATCCTCCTCATTACTCCAAATGCAATACTGTAATGTATTTTCACCTGGCACCGTCTGGTATCTCTCATCTTTTGTATACCATTTAACACCAGTTAGTTCTTCAAATCTACCTAGCCTTGATATGTTTGATCTGACTTTGCCTCTGCGGTCTGATGTAAGAACAAATCTATCGAATCCTAATTCAATACCTCTATTATAATGTGCAATAAAAGTAGGTTCTCCAAAATCTCCAAGGTATCCAGGAGTAATACCATTATCAGTATGTATCTCAGTGTATGATCTTCTACAGAAGCCTATAACACCTAAATCTTCCCATTTAGGGTTTTGTTGTAGTGTAGAAACCCAAACAGGAATATCGTCAACATAGCCTACAGTATAAAGATAAACATTCACATGGAATTTTTCATAGCTCCAATTATAGCCATAATCTCTTTCCGCTAGTTTTCTAATCCATTCAACATCATCGAAAATTGCTGTGTCGTGTCTAAACTGTATGTCAAGTTTTTGCATTTATTCTTTTCCGTTTGCATCAAATTGTAGTTACTTTTAAAGTAGGGATTTTTTGTCATATTGCGAGGGTGTTGCATATGATAACAATTTCCTTCTACTCTATCAATAACTAATCCATAGTTAATTGCCCTATAATATCTTTCAAGGTCTTCCCATCCATATCCAATAAAGTTTTCATTCTCACCACCAAATTCTAAAAACTTTTCTCTATTAAATAATACCATACAACCATAATAATATCCTTTAGGCCAATCATCAGTATTTTTCTGATTATCTCTGTGGGTATTTATAATATAACTATACGGATATACCATATCTGTGCCATTATCTAATTTAGATATTGCATCAGACATTTGATTATGAGGTATGATAGCATCTATATCTGCAAGCGCAATATACTCGGATGATGATTCTTTAGCTGCTTTATTATAGGCTTTACATCTTTCCTCATAATCTTCTATAATGTTTACACTATAGCTTCTGTAATGGTCAATGAAGTCTTTTTTATTAGCTGCTCGTTCATCGCAGTCTAATTTATACGGAACAAGTAATTCAATGAGGGACAAAGTTTGGTCTCGTCTTATTGAGTAATTCAAATCCCATAGCCGCCTCTTCACATGAATAACACTCATGGCAAGCTGGCGGATCTTGTCTTGAACAAGAATATGTGTATTGAATTAAATGTTCTTTACCTAGTTTGTAGTAAACATCAATCATCTGTGACTTAATCATATTTAAGAATGGATATATCACGTGTGGTTCTTCTGGATAAGACCAAGGCAACGTGATTCCAGTTATTGTAGAATTTATATCATATGATAATGGGATCTGGTCCGACCATTGAGTTTTTTCCCAACTATTGTTTCCTGCCATATACAATTTAATACTGTCAAACTGATTGTATGCATCCCTAGTTGATTGGAAATCAAAGACACCATTAGCTTTTGCTTCTTCACTCACATCATAATTGTTATGATATATTAGCTCGCGATTATATTCTCTACTAATAATATCAACCATTCTAGCACCATTCACTGGATCTGGCGGTTTATTACAAGTCCAGATGTGAATTGGCATATTTGCTCTATTGGTATTGTTTAGTTCTTCTATGATAAGACAAAGCAAAGCAGCTGAATCTAATCCGCCTGACAGAAATAAGCCGACATTGTCTGCTTCTGGTATTGTAAAATCTAGTTCATAATCAAAAGGTGCAATACCTAACTCAATCAGCATAAACTCCGGATCCAATATAAGTTACGCCGGTGGGCGGGGTTGTATCAATAGCATCAATTTCAGCATACCATTCATTATAAGAAGTAAGAGTGTCAAACGTAATGACATGGGTGTGAGTACCACCGTCTTCAGTGAATGCGCTACCAGTAATTTTTCCATCACTTAAATATCTTTCGAAGATTTCTGAAACTGCAGTGTTAGCATTTTCAACAATGGCATTCGTGGTAGTATATTGTAATGTATATGTTGGCATTTTATTTCCCTTTCATTATACTTCTATTTATAATAAAAAAAAGAGGGGCTAACCATATGGCCCCTCACGTGCTTATTAAGTAGCAACACTATTCGTATTTATTAGAAGTTAAATGTTGCGCCCATAGTCACATCACCAAATTCTAGGTCTGAGTTTGTGCTAACTTCAGTGTAAGTACGAAGACCGCCACCTAGTGTATAACCAGCTACAAAGTCAAGACCAGTAAATGCATCTTTAG